TTATTTTATTTTTTCTATATCCTCTCGCAACCATTCTAAATCACGTACGGTGTAAGTGGATTCAGTTATATCTTGAATTGAATGACCGACCATTTCTTTGAGGGCGTATTCATCCATTCCGGCTTTTTTACCCATCGTAACAAATGTTGTTCGAGGATCATGAGGTCTGTGTTCGGGATTCAAGTTTAATTGTTTAACAACCTTTTCAAAACGACTTGCATATTTGTCGTATGTTACAGACCAGGAACCAGAGTGAGTTTGTCCTTTATCATTGAAAAGATAATCGCTGTTTATAGAAAGGGCGAAATCATAATTGCGTTTCACAAGTTCTTTGATTTTGGAATGAATAGGAACAATCCGTTGCTTTCCGGCTTCCGTTTTCATTCCTGCTTGCATATACCATTTCTCCAAATTTACTTCATCTAAGCGTAAAGTAGCAAGTTCTTGAGGTCGCCATCCCATATAGCATTGTATGATAATCCAGTCTGTAAATTTAACATCATCAACATTTTTCCATAAAAGATCCATTTCTTTATTATCAAAGGGAAAATGCTTTTTCTTGTTTTTTTCTATTTCAACGATAACATCTCCAGAGAGCTCAAATGTTCTTGCATAATTCATTGGTACAATTTCGTATTCTAAAGCATAGTCTAGCATGTTATTGAATAGTGATTTTATTCTTGATTTAGTTCCTGGAGTTGCATAAACTTTTTCCCCTTTCTTTTTTCCGCGAGTTTCAATTCGAAAACCTTCCTCCATACACCCTTTAATATGTCGAGATCTGATGTCTTTCGCACGCATATCATATATAGAAGAACAATAAGCCCATGCCGAGTTTACAGTCCTAATATAGTTGTCTGTTGCATTTTTAAAATACTCAGCGGTCCATTTTTCGTAAAGCTCTTTCACTGTAATGTCCGGCTTTAAGTCATATGGATTTTTATTATATTCTACTAATGCGGCATAGGCGTCGTTATAAGTTGGAAAATAGGATTCCGGTTTTAATGGCTTACATATAGGACGACCAGTAGATGTTTTTCCAACAGTAACCATTGCTCGATATGGGTTTCTAAGGTTTCGATTTTTGATTTGACTTATCTGTCCAAAGCCGTTAGGAAGTCGTTTTCTTTTATTATTTTTATTGCGGGGCTTTCTTGGTTTGATGTCTGGCTGTATCGGATATCCACAATGTGGGCAGAAAGTAGCTTTATCGCTTATCTGTAATTCGCATTCGGGACATTTTAGCAGCATATTTCATACCTCCTTCACGATATTAAAATGAGTTTTGTGTGTGGCAATGTTGATTTATCATGAGTAATCATATATGCTAGTGTAGGAATTGTCAACTCCTATACTCAATGTTTTAAAGGGTTTTAATATATGGTTAGTAATGATAAATCAATTTGTCAGAATTGTGGGTCTAAATTAAAACGGTATGATAAGGTTTCAAGAATAGTGCGGACGAAAGGCGGAAAAACTTCGTGGATAGAGATCGAACGTTTTCGATGTCCCGTTTGCGGTCAAATACATAGAGAGTTACCAGATTATATTTTTCCGTATAAGCAATATGAAGCGGAAGTGATTCGCGGTGTGTTGGAAGGTTTTATTACTTGTGAAACTTATGGATATGAAGATTATCCATGTGAAATGACCATGATTCGATGGAGGAATTCGCAGGAATTACAACTCCTTTTGTGAAGAATAAAACGAAAGGAGAAAAAATCATGTCAAAAGAGGAACGGCACTTACAGACTAAGATTCGAATGTTTGAGGACATACTTTTAAGAACAAAGAATCCAAGTCAAGTAGACAACATCCAAATGGAATTGACAAGGATGAGAGCAAAATTGCAAAAATTATACTTCAAGAGAATGGAGTCCTAACAAGGGCTCTTTCTTTTTTTGTGTATCGTTTTGCCACTGAGGTTGTTTTAACAAATCGCAATTCTTATCCTAGAATAGCCGTTGAAAGGAGGTAACAGCCAATGGAAGAAATTACATTTACACCGGGGTCTGTTCCAGTGGTAGTGGTAGCCAGAGTGTATGGAAAAGATGCTTCTTGGGTTCGAGCCGGTATTATATCCGGGTGGCTACCAATTGGAAAAGCTACTAGAAATGGAAAATTGATAACCAACATTGAGGAGATGAATTCAAGATACGGACGCATCAATTTTTACATCTCTCCGAAACGGCTTTGGGAGGAAACAGGATATTTGTGGAAAGGAGAGAAAAATTAAAAATGGGCACAACAATTCGTCCGGAATTATCGGAGAAAAACCCATATTGGATTGAACGTCATCGTTATTATGAGCTGAAGCATTTTTGTCTTCAATATCCAATCTGGAAAAAAGCATATGCAGCCTTGGATGGACTTAGCCGCCGACCTTCCGATTTAGAAGTCTTTTCGAAAAAGGGAGAGATTAGCGATCCAACTGTTCGGTGTGTAGAAGCTCGATCCTATTATATTGAGCGTATGAAGACTGTTGAACAGGCAGCGATTGCAACGGATGCGGAGTTATCCAACTATATTCTAAAAGGAGTAACCGAAGGATGGTCTTATGACATCTTGAAAGCTAGGTTAAATATTCCATGCTGCAAGGATATTTATTATAACTTATATAGACGATTCTTCTGGTTATTGAACAAAGCGAGGGATTGAAATGAAAATTGTAGACATAGCAGTCAAGAAGGTCTATCGTTTTAACTGTCCGAATTGCCAGAGCCGATTAGAGGCAGACAGTAAAGAAGTGGTAGACATCGGAGGAAAGGTGTGTAAATTCCATTGCCCTGTGTGCCGGAAAGAACGATATATTGCTTGGTCCGACATGCGAAAAAAGATTGTGTATGAGGGTAAGGGAACGCAGAAATAACATCTCCTATTGTGAAAGGAGAGTGAATACTTTATGACAAAAGTAAAAAGTAAATATGCACGAGTATTTGATTCTAGCTGTACAAATTGGGAGAAGGATAAAAATTTTAACCTTTTGTATTTGAAAGCACAGGAGCGACACTTCAATGATATTTTAAGATTTAGAGGTTATGTATTCTTGAAAGATATTTATGAATGCTTAGGCTTCCCTATTACTAAAACATCATTGCTTGTAGGATGGTTCTATGATGCTTCAAAGTCATCTGGAGATAATTATATCGACTTTGGTATTAAAGAAAACGGAAAAGAATCGAATATTGAATTGGACTTTAATGTGGATGGGAACATCACAAATCATTTCGAAGATTGAGCCAGCAATGGCTCTTTCTTTTTATCCTAGATTAAAACTCAGTACACAGGTATCAGAAAGACATGCTATGTTGATATTTGAAAAAATCCCGGGTGGGAAATTTAGAAAATCATTTTGGAGGAGGAACTATATGAATTTGATAATGGTATTGTTAATCGGTACGAGCATTGGATTGATACTATCGCGATTTATATTCAAAGAAAAACCAGTTGGCTCGCTTAGGGTGGATCAATCAGATCCGGATAGCGGACCTTATTTATTTTTGGAGCTGTCTCATGAAGGAGTAGATGCGATATATAAGAAAAAATATGTTGTCCTAAAAGTCAAGACGAGGCGTTTCAGATGGTAATGGAGCTATCAAAAACGATTCTCGGAGGAGGAAGATAATGAAAAAAGAAATATCAAAAAGCTTTTTATTGCTTAAAACATCGATTAAAAAACATAGTCCAGAAATTCTTACAGGCATTGGTATTGCCGGCATGATTACGACAACTGTTATGGCGGTTCGTGCAACACCAAAGGCTCTTATTCTTATCGAAGAAAGAAAAGAGGAAATCGGTGTTAATCAGCTCGAAGCCGTAGATTTGATAAAGACAACATGGATGTGTTATGTTCCGGCAGCACTTACGGGGACACTTTCCATCGCATGTTTAATCGGCGCTAGTTCGGTAAATGTTCGTCGGAACGCAGCACTCGCAACAGCCTACACCTTATCAGAATCGGCTCTCAAAGACTATCAGGAAAAAGTAATAGAGATGTTTGGAGAGAAGAAAAACGAAGCTGTAAAGGATGCTATTGCAAAAGACAAAGTTGAGAAAAATCCGGTGGTTACACGAGAAGTAATCATTACAGAAAAAGGAAATACACTTTGCTATGATGCGGTGTCTGGGAGGTATTTCAAAGGAGATATCGAGAAAATTAAGAAAGCTGAATGTGAACTGAATCGACAGATGAGGGATGAAATGTACATATCCCTGAATGATTTTTACTATGAAATTGGTTTGGATAATATTAAGCTGGGGGATGAACTTGGTTGGAATATTGATGACGGATATATCGACTTATCCTTCAGTTCGCAATTAGCCAGTGATGGAACACCTTGTCTGGTGATTGATTACACAATTGCGCCGAGATACGACTTTCGTAATTTGAGATAACCGCGCGAAAAAAACAATGGCTTTAATGGAAGAAGAATCACACATTTTCAAAAAATGAAAGGAGAATATTTATGGAAACTAATGAGATCATGAACAATGAAGAGGTTATGGAGACAACTACTGAGGAAATCGTTAAAGCGAGTTCTGGTAAAGGGTTTAAGGTTGCGGCTGGTGTTGGTTTAGCTGTACTTGCAGGTGTTGTAATCTACAAGTATGTGGGTAAACCGATGATTGCCAAAATAAAAGCTCAGAAGGAACAGCAGATTATCGATGCTGAGTGGGAAGATTCAGATGAACCGAACATCGAGAATGAGAAAGAGGAATCCGAAGAAATTTAAAGAGAAAACTGTGTTTCAACACGAGGGAGAGTATCTGTAACAAGGTACTTTCCCTTTTTTCTTTTATCCGGAGGTGAATTTTATGAATTTATATTTATATGATGGACCGGTGATGGAGTTCGATAACTGTGTTGCCAATCGTTGGACTGCTTCTACACGAGCGGTTTCTGAAAAGAAAGCACGATCGAATCTTACATATCAATTTAAAAAGAAAAACAATCGACTTCCGGGTACAAAGATTATATTACCTGGAAAAATTAGTCTAGTGAGTGGAAAGGAGACAACTTAATGGAGGAATATAAGCCAAATTCCCATAAGTCAAAGGAGGAACGAAAAGAATCTATTCCGGAAAAACATGTAGAGAAAGTAATTTCCGGAACGGTGAAACCTAAGAAGAAGTCAGAAATGCAGAAGTTTGCGGACGTATTCATTTCTGAGGATGTCAACAATGTGAAATCGTATATTGTGATGGACGTTCTTGTGCCGGCAATTAAAAAGGCAATTTCCGATATAGTAACCAACGGTATTGATATGATTTTGTACGGGGAAGCTAGGAAATCAAAAAAGAATTCTACAGCGTCCAAAGTATCCTATCAGAAATATTATGATGGCGGAAAAAAAGATTATGCCGCACCGAAAAGTCGGACGAGTTATGAATATGATGAACTCTTATTTGAAACTCGCGGAGATGCAGAATCCGTTCTGGATGCGATGAATGAGATTATTGCTCAGTATGAGGTTGTCAGTGTCGCAGACCTCTATGATTTGGCGAATGTATCCAATGACAACTATGCCGCAAATAAATATGGTTGGACGGATATTGCTGGATGCAGAGCAGTTCGTGTACGGGATGGCTATATCTTGAAATTACCTAAACCTACACCATTGTAAAGGAGAAAATAGATTATGTATGAATCAGAAGATAAAATGGTATCTCATCCGGAGCATTATATGTCCAAGACAGGTATGGAAGTCATTGACGTCATTGAAGCGTTTACCGACGAATTAAAAGGTATTGAGGCAACTGATACCGGAAATATCATTAAATATGCCTGCCGTTGGAAGAAGAAAAACGGTATTCAGGATTTGGAGAAAATCCTTTGGTATGCGCAGCATTTAATTGATCATTTAAAAAATATAGAAGAGGAGAATAAGTAACCATGAAAAAAGCAGAGATTGTTAAGAGTGTGAACGGTTTGTTTAGCAAAACAAGTTTTCAGTTAAAGAAGCATAGTCCGGAGATTCTTGTTGTAGCGGGGGTTATCGGCGTAGTCACAAGTGCGGTAATGGCATGTAAAGCGACAACGAAAGTCAACGAGATTCTGGACAAGACTAAAGAAGATGTTGAGGCAATTCATAAATGCGAAGAAGATGAATCTATGAAAGAGCAGTATTCCAGCGAAGATGCAAAGAAAGATTTGACGATTGTATATGCTCAGACAGGCGTAAAGTTTGCAAAGTTATACGGTCCGTCTGTTGTGCTTGGAGCACTGTCAATTACCAGTATTCTTGCATCTAATAATATTCTTCGTAAGAGGAATGTAGCTTTGGGTGCGGCTTATGCGGCCATTGATAAAGGATTTAAAGAATATCGAAATCGAGTAATTGAAAGATTCGGTGAAGAGGTTGATCGTGAACTGAAATATAATCTCAAAGCCAAAAAGTTTGAAGAAACTGTTGTAGATGAGGAAACCGGAAAAGAAAAAAAGGTTAAGAAAAATGGCTTTGTTGTGAGTCCAGCGGATATTAGCGGATATGCTCGTTTCTTTGAGAAATATACACAGGATGAGGACGGAAATTCCATTTTGAATCCTCATTGGGAAAGCAATAATGAGTATAATTTAATGTTTATCAAGGCACAGGAGCGTTATGCTAGCCGTAAAGTTTAAAGAGATGGCAGACACTCTGAACAAAGCGTTTGGATTCTCGGTGCCTGAGAAAGAGAAGAAAAAGAGTCTAAGCTCTCCGGCTCGATATGGGATGTCTTTGAAAAAATTCCGAAGAGAATCTTTCATTAAACAATATTCTTACCGTCCGATTACTCGGAAACATTTACCTTACCAGAGGAGAAACTATTAAAAACGTCTGTACAAAACTTGAAGGTGGGTGAAAATTACGCCCACTTTTGAGTTTTGAAAAACGGGCTTTGGTCACTTTTATTTGGGTTTTTTAAGAAATGAGGGGAATTGTGGGAAAGGATTCAGACGATTTTGGTCAAATTTATGGTCATTTGCCCACTTTGTTCCCACTTTTAAAACCCCGATTTGGTCAGTAAAAACCCAGTATTTATGCGGGTTTGCGGGCTCAAAGCCCACTTTCCCACTTTTTTTCTTAAACTATTATGATAGAAAGTTTAAATATATATAGTAATAGCGAAAAAAAAGTGGGTTTTTGGCCACGAGTAAAAATGGAGGAAATCATGAGCAAGATTAGTTGGGAGAGCTTATATGAAAATTTCAAGTCAATTTATCCGAGGTTGTCGCGGTCATCCGTATATTTTCGTCCGTTTGGGTATATGAGTATAGTGGTGTACTTTGAAGATGGGATGAGAATGGTTTATGACGATCTCAGAAAACAGGCTTATATCACAGGTTGAAGAAAATGTCAAGAGCTAATAAAAAAATCTTTTCTTTATCAACGGTTTATGGTATAGTATAAGTGCCACACAATCAAATATCGCAAATTCGTTTAAGGGAATTCATTTTGGTAAAAAGTGTATTCTCTCTTTACTCATACCCTTAAACGGAGCGAGATTATGTGGCAACAATGGGAGATGCATTTTTTCGGTGCGTCTTCTGTTGGAGGCGCACTTTTTTATTGCCCATATATTACTTGATTGAGAGGGATATACATTGGGAACGAATAATACTAACAAAAATAATAAAGGTTCAACAGATGTTATCGGTGTCATAAGTGCACTTGCTGGTTTGGCAACCGCGGCAACACCTTTGGTGGCAAATGCTATCAATAATGCAAAGAATAAATCTTCTGAAAAAACAGAAGAAAAGATTAAGATACCAGAATTATATCATAAAGGATTTCCAATAGATCTGGAACAAGCAGTGAGGATGTTAGAGGATTGCGGATTAAAAAGTTCTACAAGCAAACTAACCATAAAGGAAGCAAATCCACGATATAAGGACTGTTTTGATTCTCAGGTTATAGGTTCGAACCCTAAACAAGGAACCGTCGTTAAAATCGGCTCGACAGTATGTTTAAGATACATACCAGATGAAGTTATTATTGAAAGTCAAAAAATATTTGACGAACTGCAACGCAACAAAAAAGAATCCAAGGAACGTACTAGAGAAAATCTTTCAGTTGCTGCGAAAAGGACAAAACAGAGCGTGACAAAAATATTTAAAAGAAATAACAAAGAAAAAATAATAGGGGAGGATATGCCAAATGAGTAAAAGCGGAAAAAAGAAGCGGAGTACAGCCGGATTGATATTGGATGTAATACTCACGTTATGTACCGGTGGATTATGGTTAATTTGGATATTGATACGGTATCTCAGAAATAATAGTTAGAATATTGGTTAAGTGAGACAGAGATTCTTTGATGAGTCCCTGTCTTTTTTTATTTTCATTTGGTATTTTTTTGCGCGCGAAAAAAACATAGACTGTTATGAAGAGAGAAGGTTAAAACAGCCATTCTCTCTTTTATTTTGGAGAAAGGAGGCTCATCTATGCTTGAAAGTGAATTTCAAAACAAATTGATTCAAGAGTTAAAAAGAATGTTCAAAGGCTGCATCGTTACAAAACTCGATGCCAGTCATATTCAGGGTATTCCTGATTTGTTAATTCTTTATAATGATAAATGGGCCACCTTAGAGTGTAAAAAAAGTGTACGCGCCAAGAAACAGCCAAATCAAGAATATTATGTTGGACGAATGAATGAGATGTCATTTTCAAGATTTATTTGTCCGGAGAATAAGGAGGAAGTGTTACATGATCTTCAACAAGCATTCCGCTCTTGAAGGGCAACACGCCTTTCTTGGTGCGAGTAAATATCATTGGATCAATTATGATGAATCCAAAGTTGCTGAGTCATATTCAAAATTTTTGGCAACTCAAAAAGGAACTGAACTTCACGATTTTGCAGCGAGATGTATTACTCTCGGTCAAAAACTTCCAAAATCACAGAAAACATTAAATATGTATGTGAACGATGCCATTGGTTTTAAAATGATTCCAGAGCAGCCCCTGTTCTATTCGGAGAATTGCTTTGGTACAACAGATGCAATCGTGTTTCGAAATCGGATGCTTCGTATTCACGATTTAAAAACAGGAGTCATTCCAGCACACATGGAGCAGCTTGAAATATATGCTGCTCTTTTTTGTTTGGAGTATAAAATAAAACCGGCTGATATCGACATAGAGTTGAGAATTTATCAGAGCGATCAGATTTTATATGAAAATCCAACAGCAGAAGTCATCGTTCCAATCATGGACAAAATTATCACATTTGACAAAGTAATTAACAAAATCAAAGAACAGGAGGGCTAAATTATGAATCCAATTGCGGAAGAAATTTTAATGCATTACGGAATGCCTCGCCGTTCTGGACGCTATCCATGGGGGTCTGGTGAAAATCCATATCAGCATAGCGGAGATTTTCTGAGTCGAATAGATGAGTTGAAGAGCCAGGGAATGAGTGATACGGAAATTGCCAAAGCTATGGGATTAACCACAACGCAATATCGTACACAGAAATCATTGGCGAAAGATGAGAGGCGTGCACTGGATGTGGCAAGGGCAAAGTCTCTTAGAGAAGATGGACTAAGTCTAAATGAAATTGCAAAAGAGATGGGTTTTGCAAATGATTCGTCTGTTCGTTCTTTGTTAAATGAAAATTCTGAAGTTCGCATGAACCAGGCAAAGACCACTGCTGAATTTATCAAAAAACAAATTGATGAAAAAGGTATGATTGATGTCGGTGCAGGTGTGGAAAGAGAACTTGGCATTTCAAAAGAGAAATTGAATGAAGCTCTCTATATGCTGGAGATGACTCTTACACAGAATGTGAAATCGGAAGTTTACAACTATCTGACAAACAGTAATATCAATGAAGTTAATCGATATATTGCTCTTCCAATGACGGCTACTCAGTTTTTTGAGGAGAAGAAAAGCCCTGGAAGCAAAGAGCAAATTACGGCTGAACTTGTTTACTATTGGATGATCGTCTTAAACATTCCGTTTGAGTGTCAGAAATGGCATCTCAATAAACTTTTCACGCTGATAAGAGTCTGTGATATAAAGAGCAGACCGCCGAAGAAACATAGCCGCAGAGAAATTATGAAACGAAATGCGGCATTAAATGCGGCTCGAAAGAAAAAATGGAACACGAAAGGGTGAGAAGATGAAGAAAGGAATTGATATTTCTTACTGGCAGGGAAAAGTAGATTTTTCTAAAGTTTCCAAAAGTGTAGAATTCGTAATTCTCAGGGAAGGATACCGGAGGACAATTGATAAACGATTTTTGGAATATGCGCAAGGTTGTAAAGGAAATAGCATTCCGATTCATGGAGTTTATCATTTCTGTTACGCAACTTCCACAGTTGGAGCGGAAGAAGAAGCAGTTTCTTGTATTGCAAACATGCGGAAAGCTGGGTTGGGAAAAGATGTGATCGTATTCTTTGATTTTGAATATGACACTGTTAAGAAAGCGGCTGAGCAGGGAATTACATTAGGAAAATCAGAAGGGATTAGAGGATGTCAATGTTGCAGCCAAAAACTGTAATATGACTCCGCTTTCCAATGCGGTTGAAACAGTAAAAATGCGTTTCTCTGCACTCGAAGTCATGGCGATGACGGCTTTGTCGAACATTACAAATTCCGCATTAAATGCCGGTAAAAATATTGTTTCAGCATTAACGATTGATCCAATTAAAACCGGTTTCCAAGAATACGAGACGCAGATTAACGCAGTTCAGACAATTCTTGCAAATACGCAGAGTAAAGGAACTACGATTGATCAGGTAAATGCCGCTCTTGATGAGTTGAACAAATACGCTGATCAGACGATTTACAATTTTACGGAAATGACCCGTAACATTGGTACTTTTACGGCTGCGGGCGTAGATTTGGATAAATCAGTAACCTCCATCAAAGGTATTGCAAACTTGGCAGCAGCTTCTGGATCTAATGCTCAGCAGGCAAGCACTGCTATGTATCAGCTTTCACAAGCGATTGCTGCGGGAAAAGTTAGTCTGCAAGACTGGAACTCTGTTGTGAATGCGGGAATGGGCGGTCAGTTATTTCAAGACGCTTTGAAGCGAACAGCTGAGCATTTTGGCGTCAACATGGACGCAATGATTGAAAAGTATGGTTCGTTCAGAGAGTCTCTTACAAAAGGTGAGTGGCTGACAACAGAAGTTCTGACTGAAACATTGACTCAGTTATCGGGAGCCTATTCAGAAGCAGATCTTATTGCACAGGGTTATACAGAAGAACAAGCTAGAGAAATTACAAAACTTGCCAAAACAGCACTGGATGCGGCTACGAAAGTAAAAACATTTACACAGTTGTGGGATACACTGAAAGAGTCGGTTCAGTCTGGATGGACGCAAAGCTGGGAAATCATCATTGGTGATTTCGAAGAGGCAAAAGAGCTTCTAACCGAAGTAAGTAATTCCTTGGGTAACATGGTAAATGCTTCCGCTGAAGCACGAAATAAAATGTTACAGGATTGGAAAGAGCTTGGAGGTAGAACTGCACTGATTGAAGCTGTACGAAACGCCTTCGAAGGTGTTTTGAATATTGTAAAGCCGGTTAAAGAGGCATTTAGAGATGTATTCCCTCCAATGACTGGAGAACAGCTTTACAATCTTACAGTCGGACTACAAGAACTTACAGAAAAATTCAAAATAGGTGAAGAAACGGCGAATAACCTGAAGAGAACATTCAAAGGGGTATTCGCTTTATTTGATATCGGACTTCAAGGAATTAAAGCGCTAGTTGGCGGATTTGCCGATTTGATTGGTTATGTGGCTCCGGCAGGGGATGGTATTCTTGGCTTTACAGCGGGAATCGGAGATTTTATTGTCGGCATTGATGAAGCTATTAAATCATCCGATGCGTTCAACAAAGCCATAGAAGGAATTGGAAATTTCTTGAAACCGATTGCTGATGGTGTAAAGACCTTTGTAAAAACAATTGCAGATGCTTTCAGCGAATTTGCGAATGTTGATACCAGTGGACTCGATAATTTTGCGGACAAGGTACAGACTCGATTTGAACCGTTTGTAAAATTAGGCGAATTGGTAAAGAAGGCATTTGAAGGGATTATCGGGATTGTCGAGAAGGCATCTCCTGTTTTATCGAAGCTGGGTTCTATTGTTGCGAACGCATTTGGAAACCTTGGAGAAAAGAAACCTCGGACATGGAAGCAACAAATACTTTCTGGAAAGACCAATGGTCAAAATGGTTTAATGCACAGACAGAAGAAATTCAACAATCCTATCTGGACTGGGAAAAACAGTGGAATGATTGGTATGCGACGCAAACGGCGGATATGCAGGAAACGAATGCCTATTGGAAACAGTTATGGGCGACCTGGTTCAACGAGTACACGAACAATAATACATCCGAAATGGCTGCATGGCGAGAGAATGCCCAAGCTTTATTTGATGAGTGGTTCCAACAGTTGAAGGATACGCTTTCGGAGAACGTAGAGGCGAATCTGGCAAATCAGATATTAGAGTTGCAGGAGCGAACGAAGATTTTAGAAGAAATTGTAGAAGGAATTCGGACAGAATTTACCGTTTACAATAAACTTTATGATAATGGTTACGAGAACCATGACAAGCTTCTTGATTCATCAGATGGAACTATTATTGATAGTGACATAGATCCGATTGTAGCGAGAGCATACTCCAGTTCTTTGATTCTGGATAGTAATGGACAGCCGATTGATGGTCGCGTTATTTTTTGCATTAGATAAAAAAGGAGGATATGACAAAATGAAAATTACAGATTATGAGAAAGTTCGTCAGTTGGATGAGAGCAATATTGTCTTGATTGATGGTAACAACGGGACTAAAACGATCTTAGTAAGCGATTTCGCAAAGGCTCTGATCGGTCTCATGAATTCAAAAGATTTTATTTCCGGGGTTAATCTGTCAGAGCTTGATCAAATTAAGACTTTGTCTACAAATGACAAGTTTTTAGTTGGAACTGCGGCCGGAAACAAAGCAATTGGTGCCAATGATGCATTGTTTGCTATTCTGGATTCTTTTGTGCCGAAGGAACAGCGCCGAATGATTTACAGAGGGAAAAACCTTGGAAGTGTTGTTACAGAAGAACAGAAGACCAATATTAAAAATGGTACCTTTAAGGGCTTTTTCTTAGGTGATTATTGGACTATCGGAAGCTATACGTGGAGGATTGTGGATTTTGATTACTGGTATGATTGCGGAGATACTGCATTTACAAAACCTCATTTGGTCATTATGCCGGACAAACCACTTTACAATGCACAGATGAACGCGACGAACATCACTACTGGTGGTTATGTAGGTTCTGAAATGTATAAGAAAAATCTCGCTCAGGCGAAAACATTAGCAGCAAGTGCTTTTGGTAATCTGATTCTTTCTCATCGTGAACATCTGACAAATGCCGTTACGGAAGGATATCCCTCCGGAGGGGCGTGGTTTGATTCTACTTTAGAACTTCCTAATGAGATTATGATGTATGGAAGTCACGTTTTCGCACCGGCTGGAGATGGAAAAATTGTTCCGAATCGATATACAGTTGGAAAGACGCAGCTTGCTTTATTTACTGTGGTTCCGAAATTTATTTCAAACCGTGCGACTTTCTGGCTCAGAGACGTCGTTTCTTCGGCTCATTTCGCTGGTGTGAGCTACTTTGGCCTTGCGGACTACACCGGCGCTTCGAACTCTTTTGGGGTTCGTCCGGTCTTCCCTATTGGTTAGTTTTAATCCAGGGGCCCTGTGCCCCGAAAAAACAGTACGCAGGTGACAGCTATCTGTGCTATAAAAAGAAAAAATGAATGAAAGGTGAATGTCAAAATGGATGATAAGATTTATAAGATTACTCTGGCTGATGGGACAGTGATTGATAATCTGAAACTGAACGGAAACAACTTTATTTCGCCTGTGGAAATTGATGAGACCATTTTTGATGGGAACTGCCTAAATGTCACAATCAATGACGGCGAAAAAGACGATGTCCATACGAATATGGAACTGGTACAGATCACAAAGATGGGAGAGGAGTATTGGTTTATACTTCGTGATGTTCCAGAAAATGAATTGGCTTTTATTAAATTACAGTCGGATATTGAATATATAGCCATGATGTCTGAAATTGAACTGTAAGGAGGAGAGCTGACATGAGACGTAGTAAAAATTTTGACAAAGTAAAACGCTATTATAACATGGGAATGTGGAACGAGATGCGTGTCCGAAATGCCGTGAAAATGAATTGGATCACGGAAGAAGAATTTAAAGAGATTACGGATAAGGATTACGCATGAGTGTCCTAGTGAGCGACCGGACAGAATCCAAATTTGAGGCGATTACATATTCCGTTGAATTGCATGATATGTTAATCGAGTTGATGCAGCGTAGCTTCGGAGTAAAAGATTTGGATCGGCTTGTTCGAATGAAATATGCTTATGGAAAGGATACTACAGAAGATTTTTCAAGATATAGATATTTGATGCTGAATTACAAAAATCGAATAGATCAGTTAGCTTCCATGCTAACAAGCAATATTCGAGCGGCAAATTCTATATGGATGACTGGTATATCATGAACCCGAGCAAAGAAGAATTGTTAGATTTGCTGGATAATATTCATCAGATTGCAGAAGAATATGGAATCCATATCAATAGGAAGAAAACTCGAATTGTGAAGATTTCCAGTACATACAAATTTCTGCAAATCAAATATAGTTTGACCGATTCCGGTAAAGTAATCAAACGAATCAATCCAAAGAGAGTTACTGCGATGCGTAGAAAACTCAAAAGGCTTGCTGTAAAAGTGAAGAATGAGGAGATTTCGTATGAAAATGTAGAAAATATGTTTCGAAGCTGGATGGGTGGTTTTTATAAACTTCTATCCAAAGAACAAAGAAAAAATTTAATAGGTCTTTACGAAGATTTATTTGAAAAATCGATTGAGATTGTCAATAAAAAGATGATTATAGTCGATAAAACAAGATAAATATGGGAGGGTACCTATATGGAGCCATGGTTTCAAATGGTAGCGACGATTGTATGTGCAGTTGTCGCTTCTTCTGGTTTTTGGGCATACATCCAGAAGAGAAGCGAGAAAAAAGATGTGAGAACACAGATGTTGATTGGGCTTGCTCATGACAGAATCGTATATCTTGGCATGTCCTATATCGATCGGGGATGGATTACGCAGGATGAATATGAAAATCTGCATGATTATCTCTATAAGCCTTATGAAAAAATGGGAGGAAATGGTTCGGCGAAGAAAGTTATGTCGGAAGTCAACAAACTACCCATTCATAAATCAACATATACTCAAAAAAATCAGTAGGAGGAATCAATC